TGGTAAAGTTAGAACTACTAATACAACTGCCGCATCAATGCAAAGCAAGACTCTTAGTAAGAATATCAAATCGAATATTAGAAAGACCAAGACTACGAAACGGATATAAAATCATATATTATAAAGGTGAATAATAATGATATTCGTTTATGTATGAGGAGGAAATAAATGCAACTAACAGAAGCATTGACAAGTAGAACTGTTCGACGTAACATCGAAGAGTCAGGGGAAATTTACGACAGAGAGTACTCTATTCGTACTCCAGAAGCAAAAACGTTCTCTACGTCTATTAGACCAGAGGACGCCATCCCTCCTATTGATGATTGGTTCCCAACATCAGAGGAAGATAAAGTATTAAAGACAATTAGAGGTAAACAAATCATTGCCCCATTGTCTCAAATGCTAACTAATAATCAAGAAGAAAGTCTTATCTTTAACTCATTTGTATTGAGTATTAAGAAATGCTATTCTTCTGAAGAACGTGTAGATCACTTTACACATTATCTAAATTACTTTGAAAAATTCTATGACACAGATCATGAGATGATTGCTATCTATGCAAGAATTAAGTTCTTGATTGATACTGATGAAGCTAATGTATATGATCTAGATACTTTCATGGCAGATATTAAACGAGATATCTTGTTTAGTACATTTGCTAGAAAAGTAAAAGCATTGAATGAAGATAACTTTATCATTCATATTAAACGTAATAAGAAGAATGGTAATGTACTTCAATATGCTAATAAGCATCTTCAAGCATTAATGGAAGTAAGTATGTTTCAATTGATATTGATTCCATTACTAATCCATTATGCTTATATCAAAAAGGTACAAAATATAGACGAGTATTTGATGAAGTTCTATGATATCCTTATTGTAGATATGCATCCAGATATGGATCTATATACTAAGTTATCCGAAACAACAGCTAGTCGTATCTTACAAGATATGAATAAGAATATTGGTGCATGGGATAGACAATTTATCCGTTCCCGCAACAAATTCTCTCATAGCTTTGATACAATCATTAGTATTATTATCCAAGTTATTCCAAAAGCTGTTTATAATGGTACATTATTGAATCTAATATATGTATCTATTAAAAACAATATCAAGAATAAGGTTGTTAATGCCAAATATGAATTCGCATTCAATCAATTATCATCTGATCGTAATGAAGGTGATGATGATGACAATTCAGAATTCGATAAATTTGAAAGTCATCTCTCTAAGAAGAATGAAGCCTTATTGATTCATAATCAAGTAAACTTCAAGAATACTATGAAGCAAATTGAAGAACGATTTGGTCCATTCTCTAAAGAAGAGATTGATTATTATAAGATAGAATTATCTAAAGGACGTAAGTCTCCAATTGTACCACATCAAAAGATGCTAGTATGCTATCTATTCTATAAGTGGTTTGGAGATCCATCTTCTTTAGGTTCTATTGATTTAACTAACTATATCAAACTTATCATTGCAGCTAAACGTATATTAGCATCTAATGGCTTATATACAATGGAAGCAATCTTATCTGGTAAGTTTGTTAAAGTAATTAAACGGGTTAATATGAATAAGAAAGAGTTAATGAAGATTACCTCTTCTAATACATATGAATCCGTTGCATCCATTTATCGGAATGAGAAGATTACTAATCTACTCGTTTCCATGCTTGCTACTATAGTATCATCTAAGTTCCAAATTATTGATTTCGATAATAAGGAGAATACTGGTAAAGCATTCATCCCACAACAGGAATTACTTAATGAGGAATTCTTGATATATGCAAGCTTAATCAATAATGGTTAATATTTTAGGGTAAGAGAGTTTAGTCTCTCTTACCCATATATTTTATTTCAGGAGGATTAATATAATGAGATTTACATTGAAGAATGATTTACCAAACGGATTCTATACACCAATTCTTAAGAGATATTATAGATATCTCTTTGGTCCAATTGTTATCACTGGTAATATGAATACTAGATCCGTATGTTTTATATGTGGAGTATTTAAGAATGGGTATAGATATACTATGAATCTTATATTCAAAGATGATACTCTAAGAAAGATTTATTTTAACGTAACTAAATTAGAATCTGGTACAATATTGAATCTTATGGCTGAAAAGGAAGACCTAGATGATGTACTAGAATACATTTATTCTAATTATATTCTTAACAAGGATCTAGATCTTATTGAAGGTGACAATAATGATTAGCTTAGAAGGTATGCCAGAGAATTTTTATAATATTATATTTGGAGATGTAACTATAGAGGAATTCTTACCAACTATAGTTGTAGAATGTAAATATAATGATGCTTATATAAGCGTAAATGGAAGACTGATAGTTAATAAAGAAATGGCTAGTATTGTCTTAGCTAATATAGAAATTAACGAATATGATACAACTGATCCAGAGTATCCTGTTGAAAGTTCATATCATTCGGCTAGAACTGAATATCTACGTATAAATAGAGTACTAGATGTATTCAGAGAAGGTAATAAACTATATGGATATAATAAGAAGATTAAGATAATCAATATGGAGGATAAATAGAATGGTTAACTTTAATGAAATAATCGATAGTATTAGACCATTACTATTTGGTAGAGTATCTATTAATGAATATACAAGAGAACTAAATATCCTTTGTAAAATAGATCAAGAAGATATTAAGATAACTGGTAAGTTAATGATAGATAAGAATAATGGTCGGGTTAATCTTGCATATATTAATAGTAAGAAACCAGAAGATGATAAACGATCTGTTATGCTATGTAAAGCTAATCATGTTAAGATGGTTAATCTACTCAATAAGTTTGAAGAGTATAGTAAGAGATATGGGTATGATCCAACTATTAGAGTTTCAAGTAGATTTATTAATAAAGGAGAAGAGTAATGCTTAAACTAGGTGAAGTAGCCGAATCTGTAAGCAATTTACTATTCGGTAATATTACTATTAGAGAGACTCAAAATACATTCTCTGTAGAATGTATCCATAAAGATGATTATTATCATATTAAAGGTAGATTCTTAATTGAAAAGAGTGATAATAAGATAAGCTTTGCATATATTAATATGCTAGACTTTATTGAAAGCGATAGAATCTATCCAGTCAAAGAAGTTACTAAACTTGGTAGAGTTAATGATGATGCAATAGCTGAAGTATTAGAATCATTTGAAGATTGTAGTCTTAATTTTGGTTATAGTTCATTTATTAAACTTAAGGGGATAAGAGAAATTGGAGACTAATATACTTAAATCAATCTTAGAAACGTATAAGCAATATCTATTTGGTAGAGTTAATGCTGAGATAATAAATAGAGGTAAACACATATACATCGAATGCCGACAATGTAAGGACAGTATTACATATGAATCTGGTATGGTATTTGATATATCTGGAAGTAAACCAATATTGAAGAAATTATCATTTGAGATACATAATTATGGATTAGATGATGATGTCCTATTTATGATGGAGTCTAATACTAATACATATATGCATGAAACTTTAATGATAATTCTAGATACTGTATTAACTAAGTCCCTTAAAGTAGAGGGAATTATCTATTCTAAATACGGATCAACAAAAGAATAATACCTAATTCTAATATGTAAGGAGATTTACTATGTTACTAAAGGGATATTATACTTTGATTAGCAATAAGCTAAGAAAGGATAAGACCGTATTTAAATCTGATTATACTATAGAAAACTTTAGAGAAGT